CCACGCTCATCGGTCCAGCCAGCGATCTGAATAACTGCCGCCTCGAGGGAGGTTTCATTCAGGTCCGCAGCGGTTGCCGGGCGGTTGCTGTTGGTGCCGCCAGAGACCAGCGGATGAGCGGTCGAGAACAGAGCTTGGCCGTCGCCGTAGGTCACGGCGGAGCTAAAGCCTTGGTTCAGGATCGCAGCCGCTTTGACCTGCTTGGTATACGCCATCGCCCGAGCAAGGGCTTTGGTGTACCGCGACGACAGACTGTCGTACAGGTTGTCTTCCATCGCCTCTTCGGTGATGGAGAAGCCCATAGCAATCGTTTCGTGGTTGTACCGAGCAGTCCAAGCCTCTTGCGCGTTGTCGTACGCCAGAGCGGAGCCTTCGTTCTTGACCGGAGCAGCGCTGAAGCCGGAGAGCTTGGTCTCCTCTTCAAACGAACGCTCGGAGGTCTCAGTTTCAAAGATCTCTTTGTGCTCTTCGCCGTAACGCTTGTACTCCAGACCAAACAGCGCATTCAGGCCGGGCAGGAGTTCTTTCAGTAGTTGTGCGCGTGAAATAGCCATGACTTAACTCCTTTAGGCCGTCGCGGTGCCAGCGTAATACTCGTGCTGACCGAAGTTGAGCTTAACCAACAGCTCGGGATACTGGGTAAAGACCAACGTTGCGCTCGAAGCAAACGCCGTTACCGGAGCTTGATTGAGAATAACGGTAGTCGCACCAGCGGAGGCGGCGGTATCTACGAACGAACCGGACGGGATGTACTGCCCGTTTGAAGCAAGACTACCAACATCCGTACCTACGGGCAGTGCGAAGGGCAGCGCCGAGCAAGTAATGGTTGCGGTAGCAATGCTGGTGAACGTTGCAGTACCCAGCGACACAGCGGTCTCAGGAACCAGCCCAATAACACGGATTGGCAGCGAACTAGTCGTAGCCGGGGTGTCAGTTGGAGCAGCCAGAGCGTTCAACGAGTTACCGGTATTGAGATTACCGGTGTTGTTCAGGCAAGCAAGGTTTTGACCGATCATGGCCCGAGCGCCAGAAGCCATAACGGTCGTGGCCGAGCAAACAGCCGCTTGGAACACCGTATCCGGATCGTCGCAAACATAAGCAACCGCGTCACCAGCCGCCGTCGAAGCGGGCCAGTACTGCGAGAATTGCTTCTGCTTGGTCGTCGGGTTGGTGTACGAGCAGCCAAGGAAGATACCAACAAGGGTACCAGCAGTGCCGGACGTTACGCTGATTCGCTCAAGATTGCCGCGCACCAGAGCAACGAAGTCACCATAGAAGATGTCCGTCGAGTACGCGTAATCGATGTTGTACATCCGCGTAGAACCGGCGAACACCTGACCACCGATCAGATTGACCGGCTTTAGCCCGTAGGGCTTATCAACCGTGGGGTAAGCCATTTAAGACTCCTGAATTATTGACCGCGCCCAAAGGTCACCTTGGACTTGCGCTCAGCAAAAAGCGGCATCCGAGGATCGTTCTGACGCATGAAGTTTTGATCAACCGACTGGATTTGAGCGTCGTTCTGGTTTTGGTAGTGCGCAGTACGATCCTCAACCATTTCGATCGGGGCTTTGCAAAGCATCAGTCCACCAATCACGATGTTGTCTTTGAAGCGCGCGTCCTCGACGTTCACAACATGGACCTCAGGATGGTCGACTGCTTTGACGGGTTCCCAACCCTCTCGAAGTTTGAGAGAAACATTCATGGGATCAGCCTGCCCACGCGTGCTGATACGAACCCAATGAAACGTGTAGCCGGGTTCCGGATTCGGATTCGGCAGCACATCGGGGCGGGCCCACGCACGCTTGCGAGCGGTGCGTTCACGGGTCTCAAGTTCACGGTTAGCGCGGTTCTCAGCCATTTTGTTGTTTCCTCATGTCTTCAGCAACCTGTCGGGCGTATTGCTCAGGCGTAAGCCCAAGCCGTTTTGCGAGTGCGACTGCAGATGCAGTGAGCACGATCTTTCGAGGAGCGGTGCTGCGGGATGCGGGTGCAACCACAGACGCTTTGCGCTGCTTTTCAGCAGGGGGAGGGGGATCAGAATCTGTCTCATCGGCGTCAAACGCCTCTGGGAAGACCTGTCGCATACGAGTGTTGATACGCTCGTAGTAGGCATCGCTTTGAGGGTCTACACCCTCGCGGACCAACTTCTGGTGCAGCCCCAACGCAAGAGCGGTCATCTCATCATCGGATCCAAACCAAGGATTGGCCTGTTGCCAAGCCGCAGCCTTGGTATCTACCGGTGGCGCAGGGGCGGATACGGGAGGTTGTACAGGAGTTTCAGTTTTTTGTAAAGGAGGCGGTTTCCAATTAGCAACGCGCTCCGCCCGGTTCTTAGCAGCAATGAGCGCTTCTTGGGCCGCCAAGACCTTATCCGAATCCCCAGACTCGTAGGCATCCTTGTATGCGCGCTTAGCCTGTTCAAGCTCTGCAGTCGTCCGAGCTTTGGCCTGTGCCATGAGCGCTTCTTGACTCTTGGTCGACTCTTGCTTGAGGCGGTTGTTCTCCTCTTGCAGGCTCTGCGCGTACCGAATGGCTTCTTCACGCTCACGCTGTGCGGCTTCCGCACGCCTGCGCTCATCGTGGTAGCCCTTGGCAAAGTGCTTGATGCGCTTCTGGACTTTCTCCGAGTACTCACCAAGCTCGTCGTCAGTCACTTCTGCCGGCGGCTCAGAGGGCTTGCGGTTACGGTCTTTCGGAGGCGTATCGTCCTTGATCTCAATCTGAATATCAGTTGAAGTGTCGTCCGCCTTTGCCGGCGTACGCTCCAACTTCGGAGGCTTCTCCGTGATGTCCGTTACATCAGTTGCCGGCTCAACCTCGATTTCCTTCGAGACCTTTTCGGGGTCGGGAAACTCAAACTCTACTTTTTGCATAGGCATGGTGGGCTCCTTAGGCTCGCGTTACGCCGCGCGGGTCCGGCACAACAGCTTCAATCGAGTCATCGTTCAAGAGGCGATACTCTTGGTTATTCACCTTGAAGCGCGTGCCCGAGTTGGGGCGAAACATCACAAAGTCACCGACCTTGCACCACGGCCCCGTGGGAAAGCGATCCTTGTCGGAATACGCTTGGTCCCCCATGTCGATCACGGCACCCATCATGGAAAGAACTACTTCTGCATGTCGGGTTTGCTCTGCCTTCATGAGCCCAGAGTCGTAGGCTTCCTCTACCTTGGGTAGAGCGATGAGGATTCGGTAACCTACCGGTTTGGGAAGTTGAGCCTCAAATTCCTCATCAGTTAGCTGATGATCAGTCATCGTCTTGTTCCATATATTGCTGCGCAAGGTCAAGGATTTCACGCTTTGCGGTCTCTAGACCTCGAATCAAGCCGCAAAGATCTCGGTACTCCGCGTAGTCTTTAGCTGCGCCAGAGGCCAATGAATCTGCAACCGCCGCAATATGGGCGGTGATCTTTTCAACCAGCACGTCATAGACGGTCTTAGCCATTTACGCTCTCGGTTTGTTGGATTGCGCCGCAATCTTGAGCGCTTCGAGTTGAAGCTTTTGCTGATCAATCGCGACGTCCGCCTGATCCTTCTGCGCCTTTCTCTGCACGTCCTGCATCTTGACCTGCAGCTCTTGTTGCTGAAGCTGGAACAACGGATCTTGTGCCTGCTGCTGCGCTTGCTGTTGTGCGGCCTGCGTCTGATGGATCTGCGTGAGCTGTTTGCCAGCGTCTGCCACGAGGCGTGAGAGCTGAAGCTCGATCTCTTCCGGCATCTCTTCGTTGGGAGCCGGGAGCGGCGCACCAAGACGCTCTTCGATCTGCTTGCGGTACATGAACCCAAGATGCTCTGCAACGTGGGCTTGCAGCCCCGCCATGATCTGCTGCGCCTGCGGGTTCTGCCCGATGGCTTGCATGATCATCGGATCCTGCATGAACGACTGATGCGCAGTCAGATGCGCCTCGTGGTCCTGATACATAAACGCCTTCATGGGCTTGCCAACCAACGCACCCATGTTCTCGCTGATGGGATCCCGAGGCTTCTGGTCTTCGGCCAGCGGCACGATCTTGTCGCCGTTCTTGATGCCAAGCACCTCAATCATCTGGCGATGCAGATAGGGCAGGTCATAGATCTGCGGAGCAGTCTGCGCCATCTGGAACGCAGCTTGGTACTGCACCACTCGCTGCGCCATCGTGGTCGCGTTGGGATCCGACACAGGGATGACATCTACCTGCGCGTAGTCTTCTGCCCGCGCTCTGCGATCAACACCCTCGGGGATGTAATCGTACGGCTCATCGGCGTACTCAGCGATAAGCGCCTTCAGGAGTTTGAACTCTTGCTTCATAGCGAAGTGCACGCGAGCCTGCACCGCCGCCATCGGCTTCAGCACGCGCTCGAGGATAGCCAGCGTCGTCCCCACAGGCGCGTTTGCGCTCATGTCCGAGACGTTCATATCGCTGATGGCCCCGAGCCTGCGGCCTTCGCTTGTGATCTTCTCCAGCAGCGCAGCGAGGACCTGAGAGGGCTCCTTATACGGCAGGATGAAGAAGTTATCTTTTAGCGCACCACTGGGCACGTCCACATCACGCCACTCACCCGGCGCGATCGGCGTATCATCGCCCTTCACCCGCAGTCCTCGAGCCTTCAGACCCCCGGGCAGGTTAGACAGCGTACCGGCATCCACGAGCTGACGGATGAGCGACGTACCTGCGATGGCGTAGCCACCGATGATGTGGATGAGGCCAAGCCCATAGAAACCAAACCCCGGCACATACACGTAGTGTACGAAGTGATCGCGCTTAATGTCTTGATTGCCCGTGGGGTCGTAGTTGCGACGGATAGAGAGCACGTTGGATGTGCCCTTGTCGATGGTGATGATGTACGGACGCGGCATCCCATCTTCGTCGTCAAACCCCGGCAAGCAGTAGTCGACTTGCATCTCGTAGATCGCATAGCGATCATCCGACTGGAGGGTGTAGCCCCCCTCTTCCGCCTTCCGCTTCTCGATGTCAGTGAAGAAACTCACTGGCTCACCAAGATCGATGTCGCGGTAGAACCCCGCCAACTGCAGACGCTTCAGCTCGTTCTTTGTCTTACGCATGATGTGCGTAACGCGCTCAGCGGTCTGGATGTTTGACGCCCCATAAGGCACGATCACATCTTCGGCTGGCAGGTACATCGACACCTGCCGCTTGAGCTGCACGTCGTAATAGACCTTCTTGAACGCGGAGCCGGCAAGCCCGAGGCTATAGAGCATGCGCTCGTGTTCCGATCGATACTCCACCATTCGCTCGGTCAACTGGTAGTTCATATCCGCACGCACACGCTCAGCGGCTTCCAGTTTCGGCGGGGTGACGGCACCGAGGATTTTGGTCTTTACCGGGCCCGACGCAGGGAACGTCTCACTCATGGTCTCCGCTTGGAAGCGGATCGCGGCCTCAAGCAAGATCGTCGAGAACACACCGCAGGCACCGTCCCAAGGCTCTGTCCGGTCCTCGTACTTGAGGCCCAGCACCTCGATGCCCTTCACGTACATATCGGACCATTCTTTGCGTGCCGACACGTCTGCATCCACCAGCCCCAGCAGTTCTGAGGCTAGCGCCGACAGCTCGCCCTCATCCATACGCTCGGCAAGATTTTCATCGAACTCACCCTCATCACTAAGGGCTTCATCTGGCACCAGCGTGATCTCCATGCTGCCATCGGCCAGCGTCACGCTCTCCGGGTTCACAACCTCAATCTCGAGGCCCGGGTCAGCCTCTAACGACTCAAGCCCCGTGGGGGCAGCGTACAGACCTTTATCAATCAAACTCGTTGCCATGACGGCTCCTAATAGTAAGCCCCGCGTCGCGAGCGGGGCATCAGATCGGGCTCTTCGTGATCAGTCTGCAGCTTAAGCAGGCCCCCCTTACGGATGCGGATCAAAGCCAGCGTGCACGCGTCAACATCGTCGTCGTGCTCCCCATTGGGGAACGCCAGCAGCTCATCCACAACTTCAGAGGCCCACCACGTCTCGGGAAACCACACCTGACCACTGGTAAACATATCACTGATAGCGTTCACTCGCGCAATCTTGTCTTGGCCTTTGCCCGGCGTGTAATCCTGCACAAAAATCCCCGAGCGCCGCATCTCGTCAATCAGCGGCTGTCCTGAGGCTTTGGCCTCCACGATCGTCGTGTCTGGCGTCCATTCTTTGACCTGCTGCAGGGCCGTTCGCTTCAGCTCTGGGAACTCGTACTTACCCTTGATGCGGTTCAACAGGATGACGTTGTCCACCCCGTCCTCGTTTTGCCACACACCCCACGTCTGGCAGACGGAATAGTCCGACCGCTCGTTCGTAGTCAGCGCCGTATCCCAAGCCTGCACGGTGTAGTCAACTTCCGGGGGATCTTCCTTGGGCCACCACTTGATCTGATCACGCTTAATGATGGCAGCCTCTTGAGCAGTCGGCTGCTGTTGGTACTGGGCGTTCCACTGCCACGCCGGCATCGACGCCTTCGTGCGGAGCAAGTGCTCCAGACTCCACTGCTCCGGCCACAGCGACTTCTGCAGCTCCGAGGCCGAATCCGGCACTTCTGGGTCGTAGTCTGGGTTGGCATACGTCAGGATGGCTGGGAACTCAAAGACCTCGTACTGGTCCGCGTCCGGGTTCAGTGCAGCATCTTTGATCAGCCGGCCAATCAAATCCCGCTGATGCCAGCGTGTGTGCAGGATGGCAATCTTGCCACCGGGCATCAAGCGAGTCCGCAGACCCGCACGGAACCATTCGTACACGGTGTCGAGCGAAGCGGTGTTTCCAGCCTTGATATCCTGCTCTGACAGGGGGTCGTCGATGATCGCCAAGTGGGCACCACGACCGGCAAGGGCACCGCCCACGCCGATAGCAAATACTTCGCCGCCTTTGGTTGTGTTCCACTTACCTGCAGCCTTGGCATCGGCTGCAATGGCAACCCCCGGAAAAAGCGACTTATACACGTCCGATTGCATCAAATTTCGCACTTTTCGGGCCATATCGACGGCCAAATCAGACGTGTGCGAGGCCAAAATCAGCTTGTGATCGGGGTGTTTTCCGAGGTACCAAGCAGGGTAGTAGATCGAAATCATCTGCGATTTGCCAAATCGAGGCGCCATAGAGACCGCAATTCGGTCTTTTACCCCGTCTTCGATCTGCATCAGCAGTGCGCCAAGCCGTTTTAGGTGGGTTCCGAACTTATAGTCGGAATCAACGGCAGCAATGAAGGCCAAAAAGTCGGCCTGTGCAAGTAGGACTCGCTTTCGGTTGTCAATCTCCTCCAACAGCGCCAGCGTATCGGCCATTTCCTCCGGAGAAAGGCTCTTCAAGTTCGCCAAAAGGCGCTGAACGTCACTTGGAGTCGCTAGCAACGGCATCCTGAACGTCCAAATGGGTAAGCGGGGACTCCGGCAGGGCCTCAATCGTCTTCATCAAGCGTTCCCGCAGTAGCTGTTCCAGCTCCTCGGTGGGCCGATGACGCATAGTGACCTCGGACTTGTCGGTAAACAGCCCAACATCGCTGATCTTCCCAAGCATTTCGTAGCATTTGAGCCGAATGCGCGGGTCCGGGTGAGTTGAGTCAACAATCAGCTTGTTTGTGACGTAGGTACGGATCTGTTTGGCAGTCTGCACCACCTCCTTGTCGTACTCGTCAAGGATGGCTTTGATCTGAATGACGGTGCCGGGGGAAGAAAGCACTGCCCCGCTGGGCTCGATGTTTCCCAGCACCACTCCCCGGGCAGTGGCCTTGTCCTCGTCCGTGACGAGCACCGAGTCTGAGATCTCGGCCAAGCTATTGAAGGCGGCGTTAACCCGCGCCTGCAAGTCTTCAAACGTAGGCGGATAGGCAGCGTAAGGGATGTCGAGATCGACATCGGGGAATTGCATATGCACTCCTAAGAGGTGCGGCGAGCGTACCGCGCGAAGTGAACTAAGTCAAGTAGATTACTAAGTAAAGCTCTGTGTAGGAAATATTGCAAAAAATTTTGAGGGGGGCTTAGTTTGGGAAGGGGGGCGGTTGCTGGGCAGGCGTGAGGGCCTAGCGGACTTAGGAACTTAGCAGGCGTGGCGGCTTAGGGAGCTTGACGCAGTAAAAGAGCGTAGCGATGTGGTGCGCGGGGGGATTGCGCTCAGCGTAGTAGCAGGCGGGTCCCATACGCAGGAAAGCGGCCTCCCCCACTCCGGTGGGGTCCGACTCCGACGGTTTCTAATCCTTAGATGCCCTGACTTGACATTGTCACGTGACCGTGTAGAATGCGAAGCGTGTCAGGCATTCGGGATCAATCGATCCTCCTGATACACGGAGTAGCATCATGGCAAGTCGCATTGAGACCCGCATTCAGGCAGTCGCAACAAAGCTTTTGGAAGGGATCGACAGGAAACAAGCCGCAGTCGAAAAGGCGCAAGGCGCGGTCACAAGTCGCGTTAATGAGTCGGTCAATATCCTGATAGCAGAATGCAAGGCGCAAGGGCTAACCGGAAAGACAATCGTCCAAGCGATCGACGCGCTATTTTTGTTGCCATGCCAACAACGGGGGGCACTCAGCCCGTCAGCCCGATCTAACTACAAAACGGGCGTCGATCGCGCGGTCACATTGAATTGCGAATTCACGGCTTCGCTGTTTGCTGATCCCAAGGCTAAAGTCGCGATGGAAGCAATTCGGGGCAAAACTGGACAAGGTCGCGCGGCCGACGCGCGGAAAGCAAAATCACCCGGCGCGTCGACCGGCGCGAAGGTCACCCAAGTGTCGGCAAGTGCAGCATCGGCAAAGCCTGAGGTGCTCGGTCGGCGCGTTACCGTGGTCGCGCCGGATTCGGCCGACCTTGCGATGATTGCCCCGATGCTGGCCGACATTGTGTCGCAACCCGCGCGACTGGCACTGTTTTGCGACTGGTACAAGTCGACGTTCAGCAAGTAAACCGAACCGCCCGGGCGCGAGCCCGGGCAAACCAAAAGGACCGCACCATGACACATGCAAACCTTCAAAGCATTCTGGACGCGCTTAGCCGCGCGGAGCAAAAAACCAAAGGGACATTGACCCGCGAAGAATGCTGGGCGGCGGTTGCGCTTGCCCGGGAACTGCAGGCTCCGCAACATGTCATAGAGTACTTTGCGGCACGCGCCAACGCCGCGTAACAGTCGCCCCGACCCCCCAGCCCGCCGCGAGGCGGGCTTTTTTGTGCCCGCGTTTTCTGCCCCCGCGCCTCGCGCGGGGTTTGTGATAGTAGCGAGCGGTGGGTGAGTCTGTGAGTCCGTGAGCCTGCGCACGGCGGCGGCACGCGAGCCTGCACGCACGCGCATGCGCGCGCAACTAATAAAGAACACGCGGACACGCCCGCGCGCGTAGCGCGTTTCAAAGTTGTGAAACGCGCGGTTTGTTAACGTTTCTAATGATTAGAAAAACGGACCGAGTCAAGTGCGTTTCAAAAAGATGAAACGCGGGGTTTGTTAACGTTTCTAATGATTAGAAGAAAAACGGGCCAATTTTGACTGTGTAAGGCGTTTCAATGTTGCAGAAAATTTTCGCCAAATACAAAGTTGTGAAACGCAGGGTTTGTTAACAGAACCTTCCAAAAAGGGGTCAGAATCAATTGACTCGGTCCACACAAGTGCCCATGTTTCAATGTTTCACAAAAAAATAAATAGAGAGAGAGAGAGAGAGAGAGAGAGAGAGGGGCATGCCGAAACGGGGGGACCCCCCCTCCCCTGTGCGGGCGCTCAAAATCCCCATTTTTGCTGAAACAGCGAAACGACCCTTTTTTCTCTAACGTTTCCTCTCCTCACCGAGCTACGTGCCCCTCATTCGTTAACAGGCCGAACGTTTCATTTCTTCTGCAACACAGACGCACTTCTGCAACATTGAAACGCGTGACACAGTCAACCACCAAACCCCTTGACACCGTCAACTTGACGGAGTACAATTGAGTTTGCTGTATGGATGTCTTGTTTCTAATCCTTAGATCCCCCCACTTCTGGAGTTGCCATGAAAACCTATGCCCACTTCGATCACCTGCCCGCAGCTGCCCAATACCTCGGCTCCGATTTCGGAGACGGCTCGATGGATGCATCGCTCGCCGATGCGATTGACCTTGCCATTGAGCCCGTGCGGCTGCGCGAGCCGGACGGCACGTATTCTTACTTTGATCTCGTTCGCTGACTTGTCCCTTTTCTAATCCTTAGATCTTTTCTGCCCTTTGGGCGTTTTCAACCTTTGTGGAGCCACCATGTACTACGTCCCCCGCACCCTGTTCTCGATCGACACCAACGCGAAGACTGTCAAAGGCCAACGCTATGGTGTGAAGACTGCAGTACTCTACCTCGCCCCTGCTCGGCTCGCGTTCGATGCCCTTGGCATCGAGGGCACCCTGTGCCCCCTGTCCGAACTCGCCCAATGCGAGGGCCCCTGTCTCAACCGTGCAGGGCGTGGGCAGTTCAACGCTATTCAGCAGGCACGGATCAACAAGACCGTGTACTTCCTGTTGGACCGGATTGGGTTCATGGGCCAGCTGGCCCGCGAGATCGCTGGGTTCGTTCGCAAGACCCTTGCCGAGGGTTTCACCCCAGTGGTGCGGTTGAACGGTACGCAGGACCATCGCTGGGAGAACGAACCCGTAGAGATTGACGGAGTCAACTACCCCAACCTCATGAGCCTGTTTCCCGACGTGCAGTTCTACGATTACACGAAGCTGCCCAACCGGCGGGGCCTACCGGCCAATTACGATCTCACCTTCAGTTACTCGGGGGTGCCCGAGTTCCGCCCCTATGCCGAGCAAGCGCTCGCTGCGGGTATGCGTGTTGCGGTGGTCTTCCGGTCTAGGGCAGAGATACCTGCTCAGTTCCTCGGGGTGCCGGTGGTTGACGGTGACGATTCGGATCTGCGCCCGTATGACCCTGCAGGGGTAGTCGTTGCCCTTTACGCCAAGGGCCCTGCGAAGAAGGACCGCAGTGGGTTTGTGGTTGACACGCCCGCCCCTGCCGGGCGTGTGCTGTGGCTGAAAGCCGCTTGAGGGGGGAATAATGGCAACGTGGCATCAAGAGCGTGCGGGAAGTCCACTGCCCGTGCTGACTCACCCAACTAAGTGGACGAGTTACAACCCGCATGGGCACCTCAGTGTCATGCGGCACGAGAGTTACGAAGCATGCATGGCGTATTGCGAGAAGACGGGCGACGTGCCGCTAGCGCCACGTGGACCAACAAATGCGGAGGCGGTATGAACTTCTGGACAGACGACACGCTATCCGAACGCAGCCTGCTCGGCTGCACCGAGCGCCTGCACTACATTGACGTAGACCCGGCGGAATTCTCTGACCTGCTCATGCGGGAGCTGGGGGACCAGTTGACTCAGACTGAAGCGGCTCATGCCGAGCGGTGGTGGGGGGCCCAATGAGAACCTCAACCCAATGGAAGGCCAACCTCTTCTGGCACGTGGCGCACCTGCACCGAGGGCGGGTGATACTCATCAAACGCATGCACCCCAGTCCCAAGCACCTGCGGTTTTTCAAGGTGCGGCTGACGATGCTGCTGGAGGTGAAATGAGAACCGAACCGAGCTGGCATGAGATGTACGTACGGAATGGCCGTAGGTTCCTGAGCCGGGGTGAGCCCCTGCTCGATCAGAAGCGGCGTCTCTGGATACTGCTGGAGTCAAGGAAATGATGTCGCTCGACGTGCGGAACTGGACGCCCACTTGGCAGGCCCGACGCTACATTAGGCTGCGCGTAATCACCCTAAAAGCGGACCGGATGTACTTGCAAAAGGTGGTGCGGGTCAACGTCGATGATCTGAAGATCCAAAAGATAAACCTAGAGAACGTGCGGGCGGTGAAAATATGAGAGACGCGCGAAACGTGCTGAAGTACGGCGGGATATGGGAGGTCTACTACGTGCAGAACGGGAGAGCCAACCTGCAGAGGGAGCTGCAGTATGTGTTTACCCGCCCCATGCAGCGGGGGGAGAAACCGCGCAACCTGTTCCCGCAAAAGATAGCCCTGCAAGGGCTGAGGGGGTGGAGATGAACCCCAGCATACACCGAGGAACGCGGGCCTACTGGCGGATGCAGACCCTGCTGACCAACCGCACGCTGATGCACAGGTCTACAAAACCCAGCCCCAGCCCCCTGCGCGAGCAGAAGCGGCGCCTGTGGGGAGTGCTCGAGGCGTACGATGAAGAGGTAAACGGAGTGGTACGGAGATGAAACGAATGAACTACGGAATCCTGCGCCTGCAGCGCGAGCGCCTGCGGGACATCCACCCCCGCGAGTGGGGGCAGGTAGCGCATCGGTGGAGCTTGGACGTGCGGAAGACGCACCTCGAGACATACAGCCAGAAGAACTATGAACGCCGAGCAGGCTGAGCTGCAGAGGAAAAACCTCGACAACTTCCGCCAGCAGATGCTGCGACGGTGGCGGGGGACCCTGCAGGGCAGGGCCTACCCGTGCCGGAACCCGCAGTACTTCAGCATCTACAAGATCCGAATTGAAAACATACGCAAGCGAGGGCAACCATGAGCCAATGGGAAAAAGTAGTTTGGGCGCACCGACGGATGACTTTGCAATCGTTCGCTGTGGGCGACCGCGCGCTCGAGCGGACCGAGCTGTGGGTGCACAAGACATACCTGTATCAACTCCGGAGCGGAGGCAAGAAATGAGCAATCATCAGACGTGGGCGCACATCATTCGCAAGTCACGCGAGTGGCTGCGCAAGGAACCCCCAGCCCTGCAAAACATCCGCACCCACATGAAAGCACACAAGGACTACCTCGACATCCTGCGGATGGAGGCGAGATGATACAAGTGGACCCGTGGGGGGAGGCGCTCGCTTGGGCGAGGAAGCAGCGACGGGAGCAAACGCAACTGGACTCGAGGCCCGCCCTGCGGGCCCTGCTCCGGTACAAAACAACTCTATTCACGGCGCGGATGGTGTACCGAGCGGAGCGGGGGAGGCGATGACTGCACTAGACCAGTCATGGCTGGCGCTTGCTGAGGTGTGGGTCAATGTCGTGCGCGGTCGGCGTGTTGACATGCGCAAGCCCTACTCACCCCATCGGGAGCTGCCCCCCGTGGAGGAACTGAAAAACCACAAGGTCTCACTCGACCGAGTGCTCACCATAGGACGACGCGCGTGGAGAAGGTAAATCAACCCGAGGAGACAACTATCATCGACTCCTTCCGAGCGGTGCTGCGCACGGCGCTAACGCCCGAGGTCGATGTCGTGCTGCTCACCGGCGATGTGGTGCACGATGACCCGGACGGCTATGCCTGGATCAAACGGGAACTTGCCGCCTGTGGCCGTCCTGTGCTTTGCATCCCGG